GGTGATTTTTACTCGAATTACTATGTAGACTTGACTTTGCAGCTTACGGAGTTCCATGAGCGCAAGCGTCTTTTTGACCTCAGAATGGCAGAGCGTGAATATTTATCATTGCTAAAAAAAGTTGATAGTCATGCACATTAAATATGTATGTCGTTCACATTGACGCGGCGAATCTATTGCTGTTACGATTAAGACAGTTTGCAGACAGTTATTAGACAGTTTGCAGACACGTCGCAAATGAGGAAGGCATGAGACGCAAGAAACTGAGAATAAATCCGACAGTCGCCAAGATGGCTATCGGTGTCATGAAATTTCGGAGGCGGGTCGAAATACCTTGTTGGCACGTCGATCACCTCCGCAAGATCGTGCGTATTCTCCGGGAACACGCGGACCGCATTGAGGCTATTGCTGACGCGAACAAGCTTCGACCCTCAGACAAGACGTCGGCGGCGCAGCAAGTTATTCTGCAAATGAATAGCGACATGAACTGCATGACACCAACCGACCCCCGGGAACGGGGCGCGGAGCGGGGCGGGTATAACCACGAATTCGGGCGTGGCTACCTAAACACTAACGGCTTTGACGAGCTGCTAGCCCGTGACGACATGAAAGACTAACCGTGTCTGGTACTTGAGCAGAAGTATCTGGCACACATAAAAAGAAGGAAAAGACTAAATGTTGAGGCAACAAAAACATTTACGGGAGGGGTATCAGCGACTTAGCTTGCACACCGAACGTAAACCAACCCAGGCGCATATATCTGGTTTTCGTATAATATATATTATCCGTAAACTATCAGAATATGTAATTAACCTAACCAAACAGAACAAACAGGATAATCAGGTTAGTCTGATTAAAGAAATAGCTGGGGATATTATCGGCTGTATTTCTTTAATGGTCCTGTTTTACTTAGCACTTTTTATTGCGGGGGTCTACTCATGATTATCCGCAACGTAAAATTTACCGATACGCCGGAGACGTCTTTACGTGAACCATACGAAAAGGGTCTCACTGATTTAGCAACCAACTTAGCCATTTGTATGGCTGAGGTTCACAAGTGGCAGGCGTTTCAGCATGCGGCAGAGCAAGCCCTCCAAGAGGGTATGAGCATGCTAAAGATCGCTGAGATCCGAACTGACGATCATGTTTTCAAGATTACTGACAACGGCGTTGAGGTCAGTTACGAGCCGGAGGTAGTCCATTGAAGTATCCAATGAGCCCCCCGCAAAAAGAAATCTATGATTTTATCGTTGAGTTCTACAAGGAATACCCGGACCGTTACCCATCACTGGCGGCCATGTGTACTGGCATGGTTGGTGAGCGCCGCATCTGTAAAAAGAGATCTGGCAGGGAGGGTCCGCGTCACCTGGTAAAACAATTAGTCAACAAAGGTTGGCTTGAAGAAAAGTTTTACCGCAACGTGGCGTATTGGGTTCCAAAGGATTGAGCCATGCCTATCGGCGTAGCGTGCGGAACCTGGATCAAATGAAACGATTTGAGGTTGCCCACGTTACCGTCGAGGTTGATGAGGCAGAGCAAACTTTCGCGCTCATCCCCGGCGAGGCACTTAACGCAAAGGATCGCAAGCCCCTGTTTAGCGGGATTATTACCGAGGACATGGGCATGCAGCTTAGAATTCTAACAAACGAAATAGAAGAAATAATATTGAGAGGCAGAGCATGAGTAAAGAATTTAAAGACATTATTAATTCAATAAGAGTTGTAAACGATGGGCAAGATTACAAAATCGCGTTTGAAATGCCACAGTCTATAATTTTAACCAACCAGCAACTGCAACTGTTGTCTGATCAATGGACGGCTGCAATAGATGAGGCAAACTATTTAGCTGAGGAATTGAAGCGTAAGAATGGCGGTGCAACATGATTGCAATTTTTTACACCGCGCTTGTTCTTGGTTACACGCTTGACGGTCAAATGCTAACTGCAACGTTTTGGGTCAAGTCATACGACCAGTGCCTTGAGGCAATGGACCACCTAGAGCACATGTATGATTTTATAGCTGACCAGGTCGCCACTGATAATCGCATGTTTATGTGGTGCGAGGAGTCATTAGTGCCCAGCAAAGAACAAGTTAAACCAATGCCAAAACCAAACGCGTAAGGAGAGAACATTATGAAATGGCAAATAGACAAAAAAAATGAATGTTTAACATTAGATAAAAGTTACGACATTAGTTTTGACCGACTGCAAGAGGACAACTGGTTTAACCATCTGGCAGAAAAAAGCTGGGTCAATATGGATGACTTGTTTAACGCTTTCGTGGCAGCCTACAAAGCCGCAAATCTTCCGCTAACCAAGGATTTCTTTGCTAAATTTAAACTGGCGTATTTGCGTAGCGTCGATGGGAAATTCTATAGTTTAATTTTTGATTTACGTTACGTCGACGAGAAAAGACTGTTCCGTAAGGCAGAAGATTTCAAGTCAGAACAATCATTAATTGAAGAGATAGTAAATTAAACGAAATGGTAAGCTATGAGTGCCGGGTCTTATAGTCATGGCCCTAACCATAGCAGTCTAGGTTTCTGAAACTCCAGCGAAAGCTTACAGAAATGACTAGACATAAAGGGAGGCTGCAACCTCCCTTTTTTATACGATAGATAAGGCTAACTCTAACGTTTCTTTGTTTCGCCTTGTCCAGCCCTTTCCATAGTGCTGGAAGTCATCCAAAGATTCGTAGAACTTCTGACGGCCATAATAGTAATTATCTAATACCTCTTTTGGGTCACGGTCATGCACGGCGGCAATAGTCATCTTACCTATAGCCCCGTCCACAGTAAGCCCACCAGTCGCCTTTTGTAGTATTTTGGCAGCTCTGCCCGGACCAGCGTTAACACACATGTCAGCGGTGCTTATATCAACTCCAGACGGCAAATGATCAGCCTTAACTGCGTCCCAATAGTTTTTCTTGTACAGCGGCTTCACATCTTCTTCTGTTAACGCCTTCATGACCTCAATCGGAGCTGGCTTTCCGGTGTACTTGGCCCAGTTCCAGGCAGTGACGCCGAGCATTGTGGAGCCTTTGTTACCGTGGCCGTCGCCCTTGGCGTTGCCGTTATCACGCTCGTCGTCAGTAAAGCCTCCTTCATGCTTAATCAGCATTTTAAAAAACATATACCAATTCTCTTTCATTACTCTGTCTCCACTTCCTTGGTTCCCCATTGCCGGGTGTAGCCGTCCGCCTCATAAGCAGCGCCCCACTTGTTCTCCGTAAATTCAGCGAATTTTTTGAGATCTTCAGTGTCGGCGTAAAGTTCATCTATCCAGCCCGTGTTTTCTTCGACCTGGGTTTCTAGGTGATAGAGCTTGTGCATTTGTGAGCTGACCCACCACACGCCTGCCACAGTTTGTAATACAATCGCCGCCACCAGGGCGACCGGGATTTTGAGGTCACTCATTTTGTAAGCCCTTTCTGTTTTTCGTATGTGCGTAAAGTTCCAATGCCGAGCATACCGCCAAGCACCGGGAGTAGAGTGCCCACGTCAAACTCTGGTAAGGGTGGGGTGTCTAACCCAGCATATGACAAACCGAATATTAACAATGGCTGTAAAACAAAATGATATGCAAACGCTATGGCACATACCCAACCCACGGCGGGTCGCCAGCCACCTTTAAAAAGTGACCCGGATGCTGCTTCGGCTTTGTTAATTTCAAGTTGCGCAAGCATAGCTTCCTGGCCGTGCCGCTCTGCCATTGTGGCAATCTCATGCGCCAGCCTAGCTTTTTGGTCTTTGTCCTCCACGACCTTGTCAAGAATGTTGCTGACTGGGTCCACTAATTTCCCAAGTAAATCCATCATGATTCAGTCTCCATTTTTACACTTGCTTTCTTTGCAGAACTTTTATTTTCCATGCTGGAAAAACCAAAAAATGCGCCAACCAAAGCTGCGATACTAACAAAGTAAATTGACGCCATCGCGCCTATAATTTCGGCAGCCTGGTCAAGACCAATGGCGCTGGCGAGTAAAACTGCAAAGGGGTAAAGTAAGAGGCCTAACAAAGAAAACCACGCCATGTTTCGCTGACTGTCTCTACGTTTGTCAGCATCCTCAATCTCTTTTTTTCGATTCAAAATCTCCAGGGCTTCCCACTCAGTTGGCTCTATTACCCCGTTTCCGTTTTTGTCCATTTTTTGAAAGTCGTTCATTAGCTTTCCTCGCTATTTTTAAGGCTACGCCTCGGTCCCGTGTAATCAGCAAAACTGTCCCGTTATCATTTGCTAACACCCATCTATTTTTTCTCTCGAATAGCTTCAAAACAATGCACCGCCATAGTTGCTGAAGTGACTAACGTTTTTGCTTTTGATTTTTCTGCCAGGCATGCGTCCTTTGACGTATAGACGTCGCCTATTTGGTAGTATTCCAATCCGTTGGCTGTCGAAAATGATATCCATATTAGAAACCACATCACCACCGACCCAAGTATTTACCTAAGTAAAATATACCGACAACAACCGCTGTGGCGGCCATTAAAATCCCAGCAAATAATTGTATAGCTTCCAGGCGTTCTTCTCGCGCTTTCTCGGCGGCTTTCTTTGCGGCTTGCCTTTGCTTCCGGGCTTCCGCTTGCCATTGCTGCCACCGATCCCATGTGCCGGGTGGGGCGTACAATCTGCAATAACTCTCCAGCTCTTTTCGTTTTGCTTTTAAATCTTCTAAATGCTGGAATTCTTCCCAGTCGCCTTGCTCGCCGCCAGCAATGGTTCGCAGCGGGTTGTTTTTCTTTCTGTTGATTGCGTCTTTTACATCCTCTTCAGCGCCAAGGAACTTTCCAACAGCGCCTATAAGGCCAGCGGTCTCCTTGCCATTGCTCAGACAAGTTTTTATGACGCTAAACGCCGCATTTGCCGCCGCTATACTCTCAAGAATTGGCAAGGCATCACCCCACCTTCATAAGCACCGCTATTAACAACCCAATGATCGAACCAGCCGCAGCCCAGAGGATTTGCTCTGTGCGTTTTACCCGGTTGTACAGATCCTTGAATTGTATGCGTTGCTCTGTGCGCAGCTCAAGCACTCCCATTTCAAGCCCGTCAATGCGTGTGTGCGCTGAGGCGACTGTGCGCTTATCACTACTCACCAGGTGCCCTCCCAGTTCCGTAGCCTGGCAAACTCGCCGTCTAGCAATTTTCGTTTGATGACTTCCTTAACTGCGGCGGCATCTGTCCACGCCACGCCAGCCTCCTGGAGCCAGTTGTGAAGGAGGGCGGGGTGTATGTCGCCCACATGCTTATAGTCAGACCCAAAGGCGTTGGGTGCCTTCTGACGGGCATACTCCGCGTCTTTTAGCATTCCAGACGCGTCAAACGTGTTTTTCACTACTATTTGATCGTCGTCTACAAACACTTGCTCTGAAATTTTATCTCTGTCGGTCATTTCTTAGCTTTCTTTTTTGCAGTCGCGCTCAGATCTTTAAAGTGGACCAATCGCTTGCTGTTTTTTGTGTGACGAGCGCCGGAGTGAACTTCACCGTTTGGCATTTTATGCATGGAGCCTTTGTGCTCTGTGCCGTCCCGAAAATAATGCTTTACACCTTTAGCCATCTTCCCAGGCCTCATTGACGTCTGGCGTTGACGGGTCGTCGCCCTTCAGCGTGCCATCCGAATTCCGGGCTCGCTTCTTGGTTGCTTTCTTTTTTGGAGCTGACCGTTTAAACACGGGCTTCTCTTCGACGGGAATAATTTCAAACGCGTCCGGGCGCATTTTCATTATCTTTTCTACTTCTGCGTCTGGCAGATCTACGACGTCCTCATTGCGTACAAAACCAATGGATGTAGACATGCTGCGCGATTTAACTCTTACTCTCAATTTTGCCTCCAGTTATATCTGGTAGTTGTATAAAGTGGGGGCAGTTTCCCGCCCCCAGCAATGTCTTATGACGTGGTGTTATCTGCGATAATTCCAGACGCCTTTTCGTTCTTACAAACAAGTGTCAATTCTGTTGTGATTTGACGCTGGGTATTATCCCCGGTTTTCGCTAATGCGACGTTCTTGGTTGGTCGTAATGTTGCGACTTCCCACATATCGTCTTGCATTATGAAAACGTCCCGTGAGCGGTTCTCCCTACTCGGCTGGAAAGCTACCTGGCCCCACGGCGTCAGATACACTGACAACGAGTTGACCACGCGCTCATCGCCTGCAACGACGTTTGCTCGCTGGTTGTTGTTACCAGTAAATGCAAGCGCCTTATTCATCTGAAATGCAGACAAATAGCAAGTGTCAGGAGTTCCGCCGTTTTCCCAAATTGACTGCATAACGTCGTCAAATTTTGTTTGAGAAAATGCAGTGGCAGTGCCGTCGTCTGTACGAGCGTCTGTGCCGTCGCCAGTTGGGTTTGCGCCACTGTTACCAGACTGGAAGTTCACGTTTGTGATTAACCAGGATGGAGCGCCAGCCAATTCTCTGGCTGTAGAAGCGTTCCCCGCCACTCTTGCGTTATTCGCAAATAGAGCTTTTTCTATGTCAAGCTTCTGTTCTCTAGCCACGTTAATAAGCTCGTAGGCCATGCGACGCGTTTTTCCGATATTATCCAAACCTTCATCAGTATCGGAAATTAGCACAGAATTTTTGAAAATTTGGCTATAATTTCCTAATCTTGATTCTTGGGTTCTCGCTTCGGCTGTCGTTGCGTCACCCTCAATATGTGCGTTTGTTGTACTCGCACGTAAACTTGAGGTTAACCATTCGTGCAGCGTGTTGCTTGCAGTCGTTTTTGGCGTTTTAGAATAAAACGGAGTTTCATAAGGAGTTACGTTATAAATAGTGGAAGAAATGTCTTCTGCTATTGAATTTGCATAATCGTAACTGTCGAACGTGTTACTTGGTTGGGCCATTTATCGTTTCCTTTCAATGACTTAGCTAGTTTTTCAGAATTAGGTTGATCGCATCTTCGACCGACCCGGTTTGCTTCAAGCGTGCTTCCGCTTTTTTGCGAGCCGCAGCCTTTCCTTGATTTGGACGTTTTTTCGCGCCAGCGGTGACATTGGGTAAGCTCTCCGTTTTGGAGGTCGCTGCACCTCTTTTCTCAACCAGCTTTCGGTACCGCATCGCGTCGTACATCGCCAAAATGTAACGATGGTCTTTCACGCTGCTTAACTCTTGCTCAGTGAAGCCGTAGTGATTGCCTACTTCCATTAGACCCTTTTTGATCGCTTCACCCTTTTTAGGGTCCACAATGGCCGGGAGACGCTCCGCAAGTAACTTAGCCTGTTGCTGAGTGAACTCTTGAACTTGCTGTTCTTGCAGGGCGGCTTGCTGTTGCTGCATTTGCTGCACTTGCTGCACCTTGGTGTCGTAAGCTTTTTTAGCTTCGTCGTATTGCATTTTGCGCTCCATGTACCCGATGGGGTCATTCTGGAAATCAGATTGATCTGGAGCGGCTGGTGGTTCCATGCCAGTTTGCTGGATATTCTGAACGAACGCCTGCACTTGGGCTTGCTGTTGGGCTAATGCTTGAGTTTGCGCCTTGTAATTCTTTTCAAGTTTCGCAACCTCTTGCATGCGTTGGTTGATGTAACCCTGACCCGCCGCACTCTGTTTAAGCTGATCTAGTGTCCATCGCTCTTCTTTGCCGTTTATTTTAACGGGGATGAGCGTGTCTGACTCAGAAACATTCTCGGCTAAATCTATATCATCAAAATCGTCGTCTAACTCTAAGTTATCGGACGTGTCGTCTGCCTCTGCCTCAACTTCCGTTTGGTCCTCGCTCTCCACTTCTGGAGTTGGCTCGGGTGCCGCTTCGGCAGTCTCTGTTGGCTCTTCAGACTTAGTGTCTGGTACTTGTACATTGTCTGTACTAGTATCTGGTACTTGTATTATTTGCTCGACGGCAGCCAATACATCACTAGTCGCATCATTCACGGTGCTAGTTCCTTTCTTTTAGAAATCTCTCTGCCCCAATTGCGGCGTCAAGGTTGATTTCAATTGCTTCTAATGCACGAATAATTGCGTGCGCCTCTTCGCGGACCTCTATGTCTTTAGCTCCGCTCGTCGCAAACACTTCTTTTTGTTGTTCGCGGACGTCCTGGATGAACTGCTGAAATGCAGTGTCATTTTTTAATCTCATGGCCTCCTGGGCCGTGGCTGTTACGTCTCTTGTCATTGTCCCTGGGCGATCCCTGCAATGGTTCTGATTTTATCTTGTTCTGCCTTCACTCTAGCTACATCTACCGCAGTTCCGTATTGACCAGCAACTTTCGCTGCATCCACCAGAAGATCCTGGGCCATCTGATCGCGCTTGAGATCGTCCTCGGCGGCTGCCTTCTGCGCGTCCAGTTGCAGTTTCATCATGTCGGACTGCATCTTGCCTTGCGCCTTCATAGCCTCAGCCTGAAGATACGCCGCGTTCGGATCTGGCTGGTTTTGCGCCAGTTGCGCTTGCTGCATTTGTTGCATTTGTAGCATCTGCGCCTCTATTTCCTGGTTAATTGGCGCGAAGTATCTGTCTGAGTTACGCACCCCGGCAGTTGCCAGCATGTCGGTGAGGGTGTTCCTGATGTTTGTCAGGCTTACCAGGCCGTTCATGGGGCCGTATTGCTGGTAAATCTGTGTCTGTAGCTGCAACGCTTGCTGTAGGGCCGCCACGCGCTCATCCTCACGCCCGGTGCCCAAGCCTACGTTTACGCTTATGTCCATGCTGGTGTCCCACACGCGGGGGTCTACGGGCACAAACATGCCGTTTAACCGCATCATGCGCTCCTCATCGACGTTCTTGTGTACGATGCGCAGCATGAGCCCAAACAAGTCTTTTAGCCCGTCAGCTAGATTTCGGACCATTACTTCAACTTGACCCGCAGCCGCTTCCACTGACGCCGTGACGGCCGCCTTGGTGGTTGACTGCAACATGTCCGGGTTTAACGCTATGTTCTGCGTGACGCCCGTCTTTTGCTCTACAAGCTTATCCATGTAGGTGAGGGCGCTCAACGTCTGTCCGGCAGTAAACGGCACTGATAAGTCCTGGATCGCGCCAGGCTGCCTCATCCTTACCAGGCCGCCTATTTCGTTATTCATCAAGTCTTCTATGTTGACGCTGCCTTCCTGGAAAGCCAGACGGGGAGAATTAGACAGCGCCACATTATCTAAAATACCCCTCAAAATCGCTGTGGCGGCGTCCTGGTCGTCGCAAATCATTTCCGCAACCGAGTTACCGTAAAACGAATGCGGCTCTGGATCGACCTCCAGCTTAACCAGGGGTATCTCGTCAATTGGCTCAAAATCTAGCAGCTCATACTTGGACCCGCCACAGATAAACTTGTGGAGGACGGGAACGCCGGAGCCGTCTATATCTAAACGCATGTAGGCCTCGGTAATTGCCACGTTTTTCATTGTAGGGTCTTCCGCGCTCTCGTCATCAAAGTCGTCGTCGTAGCCGCGCCGGGCGTAAACTTCCACGTTACTCATGTCTGAGCCGCTGGTAAAATTGTCTAGGTTTGTCACGACCTCCGGGTCAAATCCCATTGCAATCACATCCCCGGCACGCATCTCGGTGCGGTGCGCGACCACGTAGGCGTCTTGCATGGTGCGTGCGTCACGGTTTACGAATATCTCTTCTGGCGGCACGCTTTCTAGACATAGGTCGCCCTTCATTTCGGTGCGTGAGATTTTAACGCCAAACACGGGAGCCTCGACGTCAACGCCAAATTCATCCATTTGCATGCGCATTTCCATGTCTTGCTCAAGCACGGTCACGTCAGGGTCGGACGTCAGCAAGGACAGCTCATCCTCTGTCAGATCGGTAAACGTGTATATTTTAGCCTTGGGGTAGTTTTTGTAGTACGCTTTAAGGACGCCTTGCTTCTTGACCAGGGCGTCGTGTATCGCGTCGTTTAGTAATTTAAACCCGTGCAGGCGGGTGAATTCGTGGTGCATGTAATTGGTGGCTTGCTCGGCCATTGCCACGTCTTCCGGGCCCTTCGGCACGTACTCAACTGGCTTGCTGCTACTGAGAAACACCCGCATGATTGACGGCTTGACGGCTCTAATTGTGTCCCGGACCTTGGTACTTGTAACTTTGGATCTGCCTTCCTCATGACCGATGTCCACGTCCCCGTCCATATAGCGTTGGCTTTTAACCCTGATGTCAGTAATTTCGCTTTCCACGAAATCCACTGCGTTTTGTATAGCGTCAGTGACAATGCCTTGGATTTCTTCTCTGCTTTTTGGTTTTATTTCCATTGCTATTTCCTTACTGCACTAAACCCAGGTTTAAATTAAATGTGCGGTCAACTTGATCTTCTACTGCTTGCCTAGACTCTTCAGTATTTGCTGCCGCCCCGCCAATCCCGGCTCGCTGCGGGAATGCTTGCGGAGTAAAATTTGGGCTTAATGAACTTGCGGCTCTGGCCGACCCGTAGGCGTTTCTAATCATGTTTGTCCCAACAACGCGGGTCAAAAATTGCCCGGTGTTTGTCGCTCCAAAAGCGCCAGCTAAACGCCCAAGTATTGTAAATGTTGCGTTTGCGCTGTTGGATGTATTTTTAGCTCCGCTGGTAGCCCTGGCTGCTACGTTCGCAAATTGCTCAATCAATGAGCGTTCTTCCGGAGAAAATAAACTTTTCATTAAGGTAGGGTTTTTGCTCATCAAGTTTTTAAATTCTTTTCTAAACTTAATGCCAGAAAACATGTCAGTATCTCCGCGAGCAGTCTTACCAGCTTCAGCAATTCTCAAGAATGCTTCTTGGCGTATTTGATCGAATTGCTCTTTAGGTAGTGTCTGTTTTAATTTAAGTATTTGCGCTGCCATTTTAGGGTTTGGGCTTAGGCGATTATTTGTGAAGTTAAAGATATAGTTAGACGCGGACTCAGGAGTTACCTTTAAGTTACCATTTTGTTTTTCAGTTAATGCTCTTAAAATATCGCCTTTTGTGTTCCATTTTGTTGCAAAATCTTTGTAATTACTCACTGCCGATTTCCACTTCGCAACGGCTACGTCGTCACCATAAATCAATGAGTTTTCCATCGCTTCAGTAAGAGCGTCATCAAATTTATTTTTTAGCTCCCGGGCTGCCGCGCCGTCTTGCCCTAAATCCTTCCCAGCATTTGTAATTTGAGTGCGCAAAGCAAACAATTGCCTGACGTCGCTCATGTTACCGCCGTACTCTTGCAATCGGTTCATTAACTTTGCGGTGTTTGGAATAAGCTCAAATTCGAAGTTTTCTGCCATTTCGTCGATAATGTTGTTAAATCGCTGTTCAGCAAAATTTCCGTCCATTGCCGCAGGGCCCGACGCTCTGGCTTCATCGTATAATCGGTTAGCCTGGGCGCTGGCCGCATCTCTTTGTTCCAGTAAATTTTGCTGTACGACTGGCCCAGCGTCGCCAGGCGCGTCAACAACTGGGCTGTCTCCGGCTATTCTATCTCGTATTGCTGGGACGTTTTGCTGCAACGCAGCTTGAGTTTCTGCGTTTCTGCTTGTTATTAAGTTTCTCGCTGTCTCACCGAATGCGCCTTTTTCAGCGGCATCCTCAAAAAGTTGTTGCCCGGCGTCGCCAGTAATTGCGCCCGACGTCATTGGAACGGATACGGGTAAGTTTTGAGCTTCGGCTGTTACGGCGGCCTCTGCCGGGTCTACCCCTTTATTCACGTTCTCTATTATCTGTCTTAGAGTGTCAGGCGTGACTGTGTCGGGATCTATGCCAGCATCACGTAATTGCCCTTCGATCTTAGAATCTAAAACGCCATATTGGTCGAACAACGCGCCGGGGTCACGCCTAAAAACATTTGCTAATTTTGCGCCTAATGTAATGACTTTTTCGCCAAGAACACCGCCACCAAAACCCATTGGCACATCAGACACCTGGTAAGGCTTGTTTGAAAGTTTCGAACTTATCGCCTCTATTAATCCGCTTTCCGTCATACCGATTAAGCCGCTGCCTAACATGCCTCTGACGGGTGCGCCTATAATTTGCAGCCCTTTCATAATTGGATTTGCCGCAGCTAGCACGCCAGACGCTTGCATTAAATCTGTAACATCTAGCCCTTTGGGATTAGGATAAAATCGCTTAAATTGCTGGGTGGGTTGTCCATCCTTGTAAACTGGCGAAATAACTACAAGATTATCAAACTTGTCTTTAGCAAATTGCGCACCCGGTATAATTGCTGAAATCCCCGATTGTAAACGCTCGTCACTAGCGGTAGTCGCAAGCAAACCAGCCATTTTTGCTGCCTTATCTGCCGGAAGGCCCAAATTAGATTGATTTGCTAGCGGGATGGTTTCGTCTCTCTTACCGCCCTTAAACCAGTCAATAGTGTTGTCTATTGCGTCGATGCTTTTTTGTAGAAAGTTTTTATTTTGCCCGGTAAATTCTCTGACACGCTCGGCCATTTCGTCTTGGCTCATTGTATTTGGAAAACGCAATTCAGAGACGCCGTCTACGGCCTCCGGCAATTTTATTGTTACAAAACCTTCCTCGCTCATTTCTTAAAACCCCCTCGACCGTCATTTAAATCAGGGTCCCAAGTCATCGTGCTCGGGTTTTCCGTTGTTGGATTGGACGTGTCTTGATAATTTGCGAGCAACGCTTTTACTTGTGGCTGTATTCCAGAGGCGTTATCTAATTCTTCTAGTTTTTTATTTGCAATCTCCAATTTGTTTGGCTCTGTGCTTGACATGTACTCCCTGACGATTGCCGCTCTATCAATGTTATATTTTGCCTTAGCTTGGAAAATCGATAAAATTGCGGCGTTTGCTTCTGGCGTGTTTAACAAACTGCCGTAAGAATTAAGCATCGCATTAAACTCAATATCAGACGTGGAGCCGGAACCCTCAACTCTAAGACCTGGCGCAATTCTTTTAACAATACTTTCACGCACAGCCGCCAAGTCGTTCGCTTCTGGAAACAGTCTCGCCAAGCGCCCAGTCACCGGGCCAGACGGCTGAAACGGAGCAATTTCTTGAAGGGTATTTAAGTCGATCATTGTTTGCCCAGCCGCCGATCCGGCGTCTAACATTTTGCCAAAGCTAATTCCTTGCCTTTCAAATAATTTTTCATTTAACTTGTTTTCTGGGTTATCTTTGCCGCCAAGATTAAATGTTTGACCGCCGCCGCCAACTTTTTTTGCATCAATAATTTGACCGTCTCTCTCCAAGACATTGTAAAGTCCTTCCGGAATTGTCGAATTCGGAAACATTTTTTGTAAGTCTGTATGGGTCATTATTTTACCTGACCCTTTCATTTGACTACTTGCCAAGGCGCTCAATATGTTGCCAACCATCGATGGGTTGTTTTCCGCCATGCGAGCCAGCTCAGGATTAACGGAGCGCAGATACTCTATAGATTTATTCTGTGTTTTGAGTTTCTTGCGTTCTTGTATGTCGTTTGCCGCCATCTGCATGAGCGGCTGTAGCTGCCTGGGATTGCCCGACAATGACATAAGCGCAATTGCCAATCTATCCGACTTGTCTGGGTCGCTGCCATCCAACGCCCCACGTAAACCGCTAAAACTGCCACCGACAGCCTTGCCTATAAAATCAAATAGGCCGCGCTTGGGCGGGTTGGCAGCCGTTTGTTGCGGCATCAAATTGACTGGCTGGCTGTTTACGTTCATTGCTGTTCTCCTATTCGGATCGTTTGTTCCTGGAAAACCAAAAAGGTGGTCACCAATTTGCTTCCACTGCCCTCCGCTGCGCTGACCCCAGGCTGGGTTAGCCGTATTTGGGTTGTAGTAATGCAAAGCGCCGCCCGTGGGGTCGTTGTAGTTTCCATCAAGAATTTGATCCGCGACCATGTAAGCTTGCTCGCTGGGCGTAATTTCGTTCATATTTAAACCGCCGACGCCGTCCGCGTACCCGGTGTAATTATTCCAGGCAGAAAACTGACCGGGCTGCAAAATCACCTGATGCAAATCGCTGCCGTAGGCCGGGTTTTTCAAACGGTTCATAATAACAGAGCCAACGCTCATCATGCCAACCGGGCCCTGGTTTCCGGCCTCCGCCTGGAGTGTAGTTGCTAGTAAATCTCTGTTATTTAAATTCAGCATCAATAAACCTTAAAAAATTGGCATGCCTAAATATTTAAGAGCTCCCAGCGTGCCTAAGATGCCCGGGTTTTGCGTTGTAGTTTGCGATTGCGGTGTCGGCGCAGCCCCCAAGGCCGCCAGTGGCGCGTTGAGACTGTCTGAGGGTGATGATGCGTATCTTGCGAAATCGCCTCTGGCTGCGTCGATTAACGCTTGCTGTAAGCCTTGCTGCATGAGCCCTTGCGCCGCCAGATCTTGGTTAATCGTTCTGCCTGTCGTAAACGCCTGGTTAGCTAATCCGCCGAGTTGGTTAGCCGCATTTAACCTCTGGCTTCTGTCCGTCATAGCTGCGTTTAATGATCTGTTGTACGCATCCGCACGCATCGGAGCGATTAGATTTCCGGCAACTCTGCCGAACTCGGCGTTAGTCACGCCCTCGGCGACGCCCTGGCGAGATCCACCAAACGCATTTGCTCTCGTTGCGGCGGCTCCCATGTTATTAATTGCCATTTGTCTTTGGCGCTCAATGTCTGCTTGCGTAGTGTCGATAACCTGTTGCGTGTAGGGGTTCATGTAAGCCCCCACGTTAAGCGGAGCCGCGACAGCCTGTTGGGTTGCCCCCATAGCGTTTTGCAAGCCCGTGGAGGCCGCCTGGTTGGCGTTAAAACCTATTGGCATGACTGGCAGCGTTTGTGGCTGCGTCGTCACTGGTTGCGCTGGAATTGGCTGTTGTGCGGTTCCGCCGCCTTTTTGTCCACTGCCTGCCATTATGCGTTCCTCTTAATTAAACCGACAGCGAAAAACTGCGCCGTCCTCAATAAAAATGTTACAGCGCCGCGCATGTCTCGACGCTTGCCTGATGCGAAATCGATGTAACGCCTAAATTCCGCGTAATGCTCACGCGCTTTGCCTTGCTCAATTTTTTGTCTGCCTAAGTATCGATAGCCCCGGCGCACCGCCTCGCCCCACCAGCGGTTATGTAATTTGTGCATGCACCACACGACTGCCTCGCGTTTCATGTTTGGAGTAAAACCGCCAGACGCTACGGCGTGGGTGGCTATCACGCAATCGTCGGAACTGTCTGCGCTTCCCTGGTTGTCGTTATCGTTTTTGTTATCGATTACAAGCTTGCCATCTTCGTATGAGGTGCCATCATTCGGAGTAAAAATGTTTGCCATAGTTTGCGTAAAACTATTGGAGCCCGTGTCGTTATTTCCGATTACCGGGGTAATTGTTTCAGGCTCGTTGTAAGCTTGAGACGAGCTAATCCATGTATTCGGGTCATTTATATCAAATGTAGTGCCGGAATCTTGGTAGGCGTCCGCCTGGGCGTCGATCATGTCCTCCATAGACATGCCGGAACTGTTATTATTTTGACCTACCGTGTCTTGCCAATTCGCGCCGCCCGTCGTCAAGGAGGTCACGTTGTTGCCAGTGGCCGGGCCGTAAATGACCTGGTTGTTGTTGTATATAGTGTCGGCGGCTTCTTGCGCTGCCGCATTATTTATAAATGCATCCTGGCCGCTAGTTCCGTAAATTACGTCAGTGTCGGGGTTGTAATTTGGATTTCCAATGGCGTCGCCAATTGTTGAAACGGCTGCGTTATACTCGTCATTCGATAAAAAGTTGTCGTTACCGTCAGGATCAAAGACATCTGAACCTAAAAATGGAGCCGAGTTGCCAGCCGCGTCGGTGATGCTGTTGTCTATTATTACGGGATTAACTTCATACCCTGGGTCTATTGTGACGCTTGTGTTTGTGCTTGAGCCACCGCCGCCTCCGCCGCCACCGCCTCCGCCGCCTCCGCCGCCACCGCCTCCGCCGCCTCCGCCGCCACCGCCGCCGCCGCCGACGCCAGTGTCTGTTGTGTCAGTAATTGTAGTATAATCAGTAAATGGAGTGACTCTACTTCCTAACGCGCCAGTGTAGGGATTAATAAAAAAGCTATCTATGTACGATTTTTGACCAGGACGCGCAGCGCCGAAAGCCGCCAAAGTTTGGTCGTAAATCGGCGCGGCGCTATACGCAGTTAACCCATTTGCGTAGGTTGTGGGGTCACCTAAACCGCCATACATATCTAATCCTTGCGGAGACGCCAGGCCAAACGCATTAGCCACGTTTGCGGTGTTAGCAAATGAGGATTGCTGCATGGGCGTAAACGCAGCCACTGTGGGGCCGTATGACAGCGGCACCGATCCGATTGCGCTTATCTGGTCGGCGCGTGTCAGGTTTTTCTTAGCGGCATCTTCAATATATGCTGGTATTTCAACGCTTGCGCTTGACCCACCTTTTCCCATTTAAATCTCCTTCGCGTAGCTTGAATGCAGTGGCTTCCAGCCATACTCAGCTAATGGTTTTTTCCATCCAAAGCGCCCGGTCATGTTTAGCGCCGTGCAGCCTTGCTGTTTTGCCCAACTTATTACATCGTCGTGCATGCTCAAAATTTCGGTGAGATCTCCGCCACCAAGAAAAATATTTAACACTTTCTTTTTGGGGTAATTAATAATCTCAGTCACCAGGCAGCTATCCTTGGCAGGCCACAATTGCATGGTGCCTTTGTAGAGCCCCTCGTAAATATCGATAATATCGTGAGTGCCGCCGGAATACTCCAGAGCGGCCTCTATATGCTTTCTACATCGCTCAAACTCCGGGTGCATCAAAACGCACCCCCAGACAACGCGACACGCTTCCAGATGTTTGAGCTGCCGTCGTGGCTGGCGGTGCAAACATAGATGTAATTCGTGTCCCAACTAATTAGCCCGGCGGTATCACCCGATGTGCCGACGCTACTAGCTGGAACGGATTGCTTAACGACGACTTCCTTGTAAGCTCCGGATTGACTGATGACTGGCTTGACCGTGCTACGATCAAACATCAGGTAACCATCCTCAGTTGCGGTTTCCCCGCCAGTTTGCTGTACCAGGGCTGACTGCGTGCGATTCAAAAACACGTTTAACCTGCGTGCCCAATCTTTCCAGTCTCCGCCGTAGGGTTCCGGGGCTGCGTATTGCGTCATCGACGACCTCCGGCAACCGCGTCAACTCTGTTAATACCCACGCGCCAATCAGCCAACGCCTGGCCTTCCACACGCAACCGCAACTGTCGCCCAGTAAATCTGACGCTGGTGGGGTTGGTGAGCGAGTAGGGGCCGTAACTACGCTCTGTTCCGTTTGGATAAAACCTTGACTTGAAGGTAGCATTAACGTCGCCTTGGTTTTTTTCGTCAGGTATGAGCTCGGTCACGCTAATGACGTTGTCGCCAGTACCAATGCGAAACGGTCCAGTCTCGGCGAATGGCGTCAAGGTGCCGTAGTCAAATCCCACCTCATGTTCGTAAATGTGGTTGTCGCTCGCGTCGGCCAGCATGGGTTGACGAAACGCGCCGCGATCCACGCCAGCCGTTCTGTCCAACTCCCCAATGTACCAGGTATTTTCGGAGTAGTTGTACACGACGTATCTGTCATTTTCCGTTGAGCCTGAGCTGGGATAGAACCACCAGACCTCGTTATAAAGGCTGTTAGACACGCCAAACACTTTGCTGATCTGTGCTTTGTTTATGTCATTAAACACGTAGTCGCTGACTTCGCTGTTTAGCTCGCTCACTGAGCTGCCGTTGTAGGCAAAGAAAGAATTCACGCCCATCCACACGGCACCCTGGTCAACGGCAACGCAAGCCAACGCAGCCGCCAGGCCGGAAGCCGTGCCAACTTTTTCTATACCATAAACATACGGGGGCCCTTGATAGACGGCGAAATGCGCATCTCTGCTCGTTAGTATTAGAGTGCCGCCGCGCACATTTACGCCAGCCATAATCGTCCCGGTTGTGGCTAACTCTAAGTCTCCGGCCTCGTTTGTCGCGGCTGCCGTCCAGGTGTTATTATCCTCCCGGTCTGACCACTGCACTTTTCGGGGATTGCCACCAGCTCCGAGAGCGAAAACAAAACGCTCCTCGGTTACCACGATAGCTTCGTTATTAGTCGGGGCGTTGCTCAGTAAAGCTGCCGGGGTGCCAGTGTTAAGTGCCCATTCGTAAATTTTTCCGTCGTCTGCATTTTGCGCCAGCAACCGCTCGCCCCAAGGTTGCAAGTGCCAAACCGTTGCAGGCAGTATGTTTGTTGTGTCTTGCCGTGCTACGCCATAGGCGAGGGAGCCGTAAAAGCCAGATCCATACGCAGTAAACGCCGCCGCATCCTCTCGACCCGCGCTTAAACTTGCCGGGGTAATGTCGTACTGTGTGCCGTTGCTTGTGTAAGCGTAAAGCTTGTTATAGCTTCCGGCGGCTATGTATCGGTTCGCGCTGTTGTCAGTCCAGGACAGCATGCCCCTGAGTTTGTTTGCTCCAGCCGTCGCAGACTTAGTTCGCCAACCACCAATGGGGCGCATCAAGCCATCATGCCACCGCACTAGGTTTACGTCGCGCCACCTTCCTTCGCCCTGCAAATCCGTTCCGTTTCGATACACTCCGGGTGGGATTTTAAGGTCTACAAGTGCCATGACGCCTCACAAGATTGCTGCACCTACAAAATAACATAGTATCTAGTACTTGTATAATTACGGCGCGGTAGGCCAATCGTCATCACCCAAGTTAGGCCAGTTGTCATGCGTGGTAATGTCTCTTAACGCTTGGCGATACGTGGTCATTTCGCTAGACATTGTAACGTCTGACAATGCATAAAAGTCTGTCTCTGCAAGCTTGGCATCTCTGGTGGCTCTGTTTGCAGTTGCAGTATTAGCATCAAGCGTTGCCTGATATGCAGCCTCATGCTCTGCTTTGGTGGTAGTCGTTTCATTACCATCTTCATCTGTTTCAGTCGTATCAGCAAACATGTCTCTTGCGACATACTTCTCAACCCAGTTGCCTTTGCTGTCTTGCTCGACACCATCACGCACACTTATCTGATATGCTGTTGTTGTAGCCGCAGGGCTTGCAAATACTGCGTCTAGGTTCATTGCATCTAGCGTTGCTGCTTTCCATACTCTAGGCAATGACATATGAGCAAAGTCTGCTCTCCACTGCCCTTGCGTTTTAACTTCGCCTGTTGTTCTTTCTCTGTATTCTGACATTAGTTGATACTCCTTTCGTCAGTTGATTATAGTTCACGCAATGGCATAAAAGATAAAAGTCTCGCCATCTGCATTTACAAAATCTTCGTGGCTTGATATTGAAAAACCAGACGAGTGAGGGTCTATTATATCTAAGCTTGTTGTTTCTGCACCATTAGAGTTTAAAAAAAGATATGGATCATTACCGCTATTAATCCCTCGTGCAGTATCAAAAACAGCCCAACTACCTGCCGCAGCTGTTCTTTTAATTAAAACAAATCTAGCACCACTACTAAATCCACAATCAACTGTTGGGCCAGAA